TCAATACACTAATTGGTTTTAAAACATTCTGTAAGAAGAAATCTTTTTCGGTGTCAGTTATCTCAAAACCATCTTTAGGTTTAGCTGAGATAAAAACTTTACCAAAAACTGGCGGATCATTTTCTTCTCCACCCCAAACGTTTACAGCCTCAAACTGTGGATACTTCTGTTGAATTAATTTGATATAGTCGTTTTTGGTAACAGCACGATTCTGTGAAATGTATTGTAGTGGTGCAGCAAATCGAATCTCATCAACAGTTTCACGTGTTCGACCACCAGCAGCAACAGTAACGGTGTTGATTGTAAAACCGGAGAGAAAATTAATTGCTGCAGATCCAGTGAAGTTTGCTGCTCGATTTGCATCTTCACCATTGCTAATTAGATATCTTATTGTCAAAACACCACCATCAGGAAGTTTCTTTCCAATGATATCATCTCCAAAGTAAATTTGATATTTACCGTTTTGCCCTTCTTGTATGAAGTAAGTCTTGGAATCAGCAGTTAACGAAATTGAATCATCAACAGGATTATAAATCACTGTTTCTGTATTGGACGAACTTTGTTGTACTGAAACACGCAAAGTTGATGTGTCTACCTTAACATCAGGTATCTCATAAATTTGTTTAGGATTACTAATATTCGAATGTGTGTAGGAATATGAAAGCAACTTGCCTTCAAAAATTTCCATGTCATTATACACAAAGTTTGTTCCAGTTTTTGAAACAGTATGGTCTTGTAACGTGACAAATGTGTAAATTTTACCATCAACAGGACCACTGATAAATGTGTATCCACGTGGTATCGTTAAGTAATCTTCTTGGTAAGTTGAACCATTAATTGTTACATCTATAACAGCCTTTGATGCTCTATTGGAACGTGGTGTATAACCGAGTTTCTTAGCATGAGATACAACCGAGTTTCTCAATAATGCGGTATCTAAGAAACCTTCATTTGCAACCATATTCAGATAGTACGCATTATAGTGCGTGTTGTATGCTAAAATATCCAAAAGAACACTTAAGCCAGCACCCTCAAAATCATAATCGGAGAACTCCGTTTGTTGTCTGAGGAATGTTTTTAAATTGGTCTTGATTGTATCAAAATCAAGTTCGGTTACTCTTAAACGATTTGCCATTTATCGTACTCGTTCTAGGAAAAAATTAATTGTTACGGGATCTGTCATATTCATAATATAGAATTCCATACGAACACTAAAACCATTATTGTCCATATCAGGTAAGATATCTAGGGTTTTAATCTGTGCTCTTGGTTCGTAATTTTGAACAACCTGTCTAATCTCTCTTTCCATCGATATTGCGGTAATCTTATCGAGGTTTTCAAAAAGCAAGCGTCTTACGTTAGAACCCAAATCAGGTTGAAACGGTCTTTCGTAATGGTTAGTCATCATCAGATTCTTAATTGAATTGATAACTGCCATTTCGTCCTTATGTTTATTGATATCTTTCCGCACTGGATGTATCAAAAAATTAAGGTCCAAATCTTTATATTGTCTGGTTGTGGATGAAATTACTGTGGCCATATCTTATTTATCTATGTTACCCAACGTTATTTTTGTATTTGTCTGTGCCAACCAGATTGTTTATCAAGTATTTTTGGGTATTACCAATTCGCCCAAGCTGGTTGATTTTGTTATAATCTTCCAAAATATTCAATGAATTCCTGTAAAAGTTCCAATCATGCAATCTTCTGGTAGACAATAATGTATTAGCTGCCAAAACATTTGCAGTTATGGTTGTGATAAGATTTGCCGATAAATTAGATACATTTGAAGAGGTTGGAGTTTCTCCACCAACAACTTCAATGCGAACACTATTTCTGACTGTCACAAGGTCATTAATAATATTGTTAGCATTTGCAGTAATTTCATCAGAAATAAACAAACTAGTAAAATTGCCTAACAAAGGAACTGTGTTTGCAACACCATCGGTTGAACTAGTCAACAATAAAATTTGTTCACCGGCACTAACTGCCTTGTTGTAGTCTGGAAAATGAGTAAGCACATTGGAAGTGTCCGAAATATTAGCTCTTGCTTCCGTGACACCAGAGATATTTGATGTATGACTCAAATAGTTTCTAATTTCAATAATCAAATTTGTTAAATTGGCCTTCATTGCTGTGCCAGAACCATTGTCGAAAGTGTCAATGCTTTGAACAATCTGATTCATCGTATTAACGTTATCACTTAATCTCGCAGTAACGTTAATCATTGGATTTTTAAAATAATCTGTTTTGACAATACTACCATTTGCCAATTCATCTTTTTGCCATGTCTCAAGTCTAACTGGTGCGGCTTTTAGATAACTCTTTGTATTGTCGGAAAGATTAATTGCATCTCCAAACTTACCTGTATCAAAACTAAAATTTAATCTCTCATATATGCTTGCCATAATATTACCTCATTACATTAGTGAAAAGGGTGGGCCGGTCACTGGTTTTGCTGGATGCGTGTGTGTATTATATATTGCTCGCATCATTTCCATTGATCCACGAATGTCCATTACTTGTCCACCAAAAACTACGGGAGCGGACACTTCGGCTCCAGCAGTAATGTTTGTTGTAGCAGTCACCATTGTTGGTATTGCAACATCTAATCCTGCGGCAACACCACCAAGTAGTGTTACAAATCCTAAAGGCCCAGCTCTCATGCCTGTACCAGCATTAACTTTAGTTTGAGATGTAATCATATCAGCACTTAATGCACCAGATACGACCAAGTCACCTTGTAAGTATAGATGGTCACCCGTTGCAAGTTTCATACGACCTGTAGCTGGATCACCACAACCAACTGTCATATCACCATTCGATATTATTGAAGATGTTTTACCAACAGTTTGAGTTAATTTACCACCAACTTCTAAGATATAATCTCCAGCAATTTTTTCATATTTGTCACCTTTAACATGTACGATTGAATTTCCTTCTATTGTAATATTACACACACCGGAAATAATAACATTGTTGTGTTTGGCAATAATCTCATAATTATCACCGACAATCTTATTGATTCTTGTTCCATCAGATTGTATTTCAAAGAAAGTACCAACACCATCAGTTTGAGCTCCGCCGTGTTGGAGGCGTATCCTCTCACGTCCTGGAGTATCATCCAATTCAAAGCTATGACCAGATTCGGTTATAGTTGCATGATTGTATGGGTATTTTGGCAACGTTTCATCGTTTGCCTGCGATTCGGGTTCCGTCCACGAATAATCATCAGATGGTTTTGTTGCCATATTAATTAGTTGTAAATTTAGTTATATCAGTTGTAGTTGATGTTGGGCTCACACTGGATAGGTATGTATTCAACGTTTCTCCTGCAGCTGCAATATCAGTTGAACTACCTGGAGTAGTTAATGCTTGAATTACAGCAACAGGTGCCGCAACAACTTTTAAACTAGCCGTATAAATCTCTCCAGCTGCTGTCTTTACATCATTGAAGGCTGCAATAGCTTCTGAAAAATCTGTTGTACCACCCAATGAAAATAAATCCGATAAACCTGAAGTCAAAGATGCTACCAATTCAGACAAACATTGTTTTAACAAAGCATACAGTTTTAAAGGCAAACTATTAATATAATCAATCATTGCTCTAACTCTTTTTGCAAAATCAACAATTACGGTTGCAAGGTCTGCCAATTCAGATATAGATTTAGCAATATTGCTTAACTCTCGAGCAAGTATTTTTGCTTGTTCAATCCAATAAACCGTTTCACCACTAGGTGTAAGTCCTAAAGATTTTAATAAAAGTTTAATAGCATCTCGAATCTTTGTGACAAATTCAGTAAATTTCAATCTTTCCAAAGCAGCATTACGTTTCATCAATCCAGCAACATCACAAACGTGTTGTCTATTTTGATTTGCTTTATGTATTGTTGTTTGTTCCAACAATTTTAAGTCTTGCATACCAACATATGGTTTTGCTGGTATACCAATTTGTTCATACACAACACCTTTAGCACATATTGGTGCTGCAGCTTTTTGTGCAGGTGTTCTTGGATCATTGAAACCAATTTGTGGATTTGGTTCAGTCAATCTAATACCTGAAAGAACTCCCATCACAACAGGATGTTCAGCGTTATTATCTAAAAAGTATCCGTGTACATAATCACCTTCTCTGGGTAACATTATAGACAACATTGATGTTGGTGGCATCGATATTAAAGCCCAAGGTAAAGCTTCCGTTGGTACTGCCGTTTTACTGTCGGGATGAATTCCCATAATGCGAACTCTCACCCGCATCTTTAATGGATCAAATCTATCCTCAACGACACCTTGCCAAAAAAGTGAAGTGTAATTATTCCCCATAATAAATTGCCTTTTCTTGTTCTGGTGTGCTATTGAAAACTGTTTTGTTATCTTTACCGATATAATTTGAAGAATCCGTTACTGCTTCAACCACAACTTCATGCATATTTGGACGAATGATGTGTCTTGTTGCAATAATTAAATATTTACCATACAATGATGAATCAAAAGGATTTTCTCCATCAACCAAAACACTTTTCTTTGGTACATCCAAATCAACACAAAAACCTGATGAAATTTTAAAGTTTCCAGGTAGAACTAATTTAACACGTTTGGAAAATAAATTTTGAAAAATGGCTTCTCTCTGGAAGATATAATTCTCAGTATCATCATCTAATGATACTGACGTTGGATCATTCTCTTTAATATAATCGCTGGTTTTTCTATTTGCAAATGATGGATAAGTTACGATTCTAGAATCATACATTTCTGTTTGAAATGTGCCAGCTCTATTTCTTATTAAAGAAACATTTGGTGTTTTATTTGCATGTTGACCGTTATCATACATCTCTTTGAATGTGTAATTATTTTCTTGCACTGTTCCTGTTAACGGATCAAATGCAATCATTTTTCCAGCATAAACACCAGATTTGGTGTTTCGCATAAAGTCATTTTGTGTAATAACCTCAAAACTTCTTGCACCAGTAAACTCTTCCGATATGTTATCTGAAATATTTTTTACACTAAAATTGACTCTCGTTAAACTTGGAAAAGAAAATAGTGTTGACAAATTGGTAAAATTAAATCCCATTCTGTTTTCAAAAAATAAGAAACCTGGTGATTGATTTCCATCAACTGCACGGGTCGCAAGCCATTGTAGAGCAACCAATGGTTCTAAAGCTGGCACAAGAATTTTTCTTACACCTACCGAAGACGAAAAAATTCCTATCTTTTTGACACCCAAATAATCATTTAAAATCCTAACTGCTGCGTCAGAATAAGTCAGATTATAATAATGTTGCACTTTTTGTTGCAACGAAAAAATGTGTTCATCCGAAACAAAGTGTAACACATACATCTCACTTGTTTGATTAACAGCTATTCGATTTGATTGTTTATATATTCGAAATGATTTTTGTATCAATAAGTTATCTTCATCTTTACCAATTTTAACCAGCAATACTTCCGAACCATCAAATATTAATTGTTCGGATAAACCAACAGCATCACGAATTAAAATGTTACCACTCATGGTTTGGTTCAAAATCGAATCAAAAATGTTTATTTCTTCAAATTTATCTTTGATATCCACATAACCAATTTTAGTCACCAAAGTTAATTCGGTGATGGTATATTGTGTTGTTTCTAAAATATTTAATTCAGACATTAGGCAATCGTATTTCTGAATTCTTGCTCAAAACTTTTTGCAAATTCTGGCCGAAGAATATCAATTGTTCGTTTAGATTCATTCGTATCTATTTCATATTCATAATAAGATATTGAAGATTTTGTTGTTGTTATTGTAACGTTAGAGGAATCATATAATGTATATACAACAGTTGATGTTGTATTTGTATTTGCAAATGTTGCCGCATCAATAATAATTGTTTCTGTAGTATCACTACCACCTGGTAAGGAACGTGTTTCTGTTATGTAGTATGAATGTGTGTGTGATTTTGACCACGCCAATCCTGTTCCTGTGTTTGCAGTATTTGCATATGTGACACCACGATATTTGATATCAATATATTTTGTTAAGTCATTATAACGCAAAGGCCAATCAAATTGTGGATTCTTAATATTATTTACAGCAAGAATTATCCAGTGTTTTTCTGGAGAACCATATAATTTATCAGCAATCATTTCTGGTGTTTCACCATCAAATATATCGTATTTGTAATACATTATCAATTGTTCTTTTGATGTTGCATTAATTGAAAAACGTGACATTATATTTGTCACAGTATCCAATGATGAGTTGCCATCCGATAAGTAGTAGGATGTTTTTGGGAAGTAATTAAAATATTTTGCCATGATTGTTTAAATTATTCATCGAGATTCATCAATGAACTTCTTTCAGCTTGAGAATAAAAACTTCGGCCATCTGTATTTTGTTTGTTTATTTCCTGTTTTGTCATAATTCGTGTTTCTTTAAATACTAAACCCATTCTAATACCAACAGGCATACCTGTTCCACCTTTTTTTGGAATACCATTCTCTTCAAAAACTTCATATGCGGCAAATCCATTTGGTGCGTAGTCAACATCTATAGTTGATAATACACAAGTTGAAACTTTTGGTATATTAGGATTAACTGTTCCATTATAGTAAAATTCAATGTCAAATTCTGAAGGAGGTACTAAGAAATAACCACCTAAACCGCCAGCAGAATTATTGCCCAAAACTTCTGGCGCTTGATGAAATTGTATGCGCTGAATAATGTTTTGCACTTCTTTTGCTTCTATCCGAGTTCTTGGATAAAACATAAAGTCAAAACGAAAACTTCTAAATTCGGGTGAGGAGTATATAACTTCCATCATTGGATTAACAGTTGTTCCGGTAAATCCAGCAAACAATGCTCGTCCAGCATTACCAGTTAAATTTGCAATAGCATTTAAAACAAATGGTGTGGCATTTTTCAAACCTTCACCCACTCTATCAGAAAGACTGGCATCACTCGATATAAATTTTGATATTCCTGAAATTCCAGCTCCTATCAAAGCTGCATTTCCACCACCAAGTTCTAATCCAGTATAATTTTGTGATTGTGAAAATGCTAATGTGTCTGGCATATACAAAGCAATAGTATCTGTTGTGCGGCGCACTGTTCTAAATCCAGTTTTATTAAAACTATTCAGGTTTGAAGTTAAATATTTGCCAACGTCATTGAGCACTGGACCAGCAACTGTACCAGCTTTACGTACTACTTCATTAGAGGCAATAATTTTATCAACTGCTTCTTTGAGTTCTATAGCAGCATTCGAATATATGCCTCCAATGTCAGCTGCACCACCATTAGATTGGTTCAAATCATTTCGTTGAAGGTGAGCAGTAACTTCATCTCCAGATGGTACTCCTGGAAATTGTGTTCGTACTTGTTCATTGATATGTAACACCATATAATGACCTTTATCAAGTTCACCCAAATCTAGAGGATAACGCAAAGTGTTTGTCTTATATTTGTTTGATACAAGGTTTTGTTGTGCAGTCGATTGCCTGTTCTGTGATTTGAATTGTATGTCCGTAAGCGTGAATAGTGCCATATATACCTCAAGTTATTACTTATTATTTATACCACATGACCAGACAAACCTACAAAGGTGTATTCAAACCTAAAAACCCACAGAAATATAAAGGTGATCCAAGCAACATTATTTATCGTTCAAGCTGGGAAAAGATGGTGATGAAATACCTCGATGACAATCCGGGTGTAATTTGGTGGGGGTCTGAGGAGTTGCCCATTCCTTACAGAAGTCCGATTGACCAAAAAATGCATCGTTACTTTCCAGATTTCATCGTCAAGGTCAGGCGGAAAGACGGTCTGGTGATGACGTATTTGTGGGAGGTTAAGCCATATTCACAAACGAAGATGCCAGTGCAGAAACGTAAGACACAAAGGTTTATCCAAGAGGCGGCAACATATGCGGTAAATCAAGAAAAGTGGAGAGCTGCCGATATCTTTTGCCGAGAGCATGGGTGGCAATTTCAAATCATAACTGAAAAAGAACTAGGCATCTAGTATAAATACGGCATGGCTTATTTAATAGATAGAATTAATGCATCCCTACAAAAAGAGGGATTAACACCACGTACTCGAAAGTCACGTGATTGGCTTCGTTCGAAAGTTTCGGATTTAAAACCATCGAAACAATCGTTAATGAATGACATGACCAGACTGAGAGAAGGTACCATTATTGGCAAAATGTACTTTTACTTTTATGATCCGAAAACGAAGGATTCGTTGCCATATTACGATAGGTTCCCATTGGTTTTACCAATAGAACGTTACCAAGACGGTTTTCTAGGGCTGAATCTACACTACATTCACCCAAAGCAACGCATCATTCTTTTAGATAAACTAAGTGATTACGCCAATAATAACAAGTATGACGCATCGACAAGGTTACGATTAACGTATCAAACTTTGAAGGCTGCATCTAAATTGTTCGAGGCACAACCTTGCATTAAGAGATATCTGTTTAACCATGTTCAGTCAAGATTCCTGGAAATTTCAGCAGGTGAATGGGACATTGCTGCGTTATTGCCAATGGAAAGTTTTGTTGGAGCTTCTACAAACAAAGTATATTCCGACTCAAGAAAGAAATTCTAATGTCATTCGCCCCAAATTTATTCTTGTCTAACATTAAGGCAAAGGATGGTCTTGCTAGACCAAATCGTTTTCAGGTAATTCTACCAATACCAAAGTACATTGGCGACTTTATCGAAACTGGTTTACTAGAAAAAATCCTCAATCTGCCAAATACAATTGCTACTGATGTGAGTGAGATATTGTCATCTTCATTTGGTGGACAATCACCATCAGGTTATTCGAAGTCTTCCAATGCTTCAATCACACGTTATCTCTCAATGCAATGTGAAGCAGCTGAGCTTCCGGGTAAAACTTTGGGTACAACGGAAGTCAAGGTTTATGGTCCAGTATACAAAGTTCCATATCAAACACAATACACAGAAACTACACTTTCTTTTTTGTGTACGAATGATTTTTATGAGAGAAAGTTATTTGACCGTTGGATAGAAGCTATTATGCCAACCGACACAAACAATTTAAGATTTGCAAAAGACCAAGATTCTAGATATCTAACAAACATTAAAATTATTCAGTATGATGATTTTATCAAACAAATTTATGCGGTAGAATTGATTGATGCTTTTCCAGTATCAATTGCCGCACAACCACTATCTTGGTCTGACGATAATTTCCACAGACTGAGTGTTCAATTTGCTTATCAAAAATATAGAACAATTTATGAAGGCACATATGATTTGAAAGAGGCAGCTGCATCTATATTTGGTTCATTTGCAGCATCCTCAATTTTTGGAAATAGAATTTAATTTAAAATGGAGATAGAATGTTACCTAAGATTGATACACCGTTATATGAAATAACTTTACCATTATCTAAACAGAAGATAAAATTTAGACCTTTTTTGGTAAAAGAAGAAAAAATATTGTTGATGGCTATGGAGTCTGAAGAAGAGGAAGCCGTTCTATTAGCAATTAAACAAATTGTTAATAATTGTTGCATAGACGATATTAATGTAGATGATTTGCCCATACTAGACTTGGAATATATGTTCTTACAATTGAGAGCAAGGTCTGTAGGTGAAATAATAGACTTGGAATACAAGTGCAATAATGAAGTTAAAGATGAAGAAGGACTAGACAAGCCTTGTAATCATGTCATTAAACTAAGTTTTAATGCTTTGGAAATTTATCCTGAACAAGATGAAAATCATTCTTGTAAAATTCAGTTAACACAAAAGCTTGGTGTGGTTATGAAATATCCAGATTTTAAGATTATGGAAAAAATAAGAAATCTTAAAGAATCTGAAGTTTTAGGCAAATTAGTTTCAAGTAGCATAGATTATATTTACGATGAAGAATCGATTTATTATTCCAAAGATGTTGAAGAAAAAGAATTATTAGATTTCGTAGATAGTTTAACCAGAGACCAATTCCAAAAAATACAAGATTTTTTCGACAACATTCCTAAAATGAAAAAGACACTGGATTTCAAATGTGGGAAATGCGGGTATCAGGAAGAGATGGTGTTGGAGGGATTACAAAGTTTTTTCGTATAATGTTTAGGCACGATAGTTTAACGAATCATTATCAAACCAATTTTGCATTGATGCAACATCACAAATATAGTTTAAGTGATTTGGAAAAGATGGTGCCTTGGGAAAAAACGATGTATGTTACTATGCTTTTGAGATTTATAGAAGAAGAAAATGAAAAGACCAAGCAACAAATTAACAGTAGAAAAAAATAAAAAATGGCAACTTTTACCGATGTTTATAAACAAGAATTAAAATCAAAAGGGATATTAAGCTCCCTTGGTTCTGCAGCATTCAAAAGAACCAAAGAAAGATTGGATCCTAGGAACATGCTTTTTGGTGGCAGCGGTATGTTGGCCGCTTCTGGCCAAAAGATTTTCGGAAAAGGATATCAATCATTAGATAGAACGCCAGGTAAAAGATTAGCAGAATCTGGAACATTTAATGGAGAAATAAAGTCCGAGGTATTAAATTCTCTATTAATATCATCACAGAATCAAGAATCACAACTAACTATTATTGCAAAAAATACAATGAATAGTAATGCAATGGCCAGAGACATGAACGTCATGCGTCAAAATATTATGAAGTTGGTGACTATGGGTGGCGGAAAAGCATCACGTGCATCAGATATGTTCTTTAGAGATTCAGCTGCAAGAGAAAACGCATATGAAAGTCAAATTGCAAAAAATAAATCAAAAACATCTCCAACTGTAGTAAACAAACCAGGCGAATCCGAAGGCGGAAATAAAGGAATAATGGGTGCGTTATTGGGAATAGGATCAACAATCGCAACTGCAGTAACCGGAGCATTAAGTTCAATACCAAGTTTACTTTTGAGTATTTTTTCGGCCGAAAACATAGGAAAAATACTTGGACTTGGTTCAGCTGCTCTATCAGGATTAGGTACTGTGTTTCGTTTGTTATTGCCAATAATATCAAATCCCGTGTTCTTAGCTCTTGCTGGTGCATTAGTTAGTGCGAAATGGTTGATGGATTTATTAGATAGAAAAAATGCAGAAGCTAATACACCAGAAAAAATACAAGGAAGAGTGGAAAATAATGAAGGAAGTAATGCTGCTAAAGGTGCTGCTGATACAGCGTCCAGAAAAATAGACCAAGGACTAAGAGATGTTGCTTCAGGTAATTATACTGACCAACAAGTTCAATTATACACTGGAGGAGTAGAATTACCTGATCGTACAGTTGTTGGTGGAATAAAATCAAAAAAAGAATTACAAGACGCAATCAAAAAAGCTGATAGTGAAGGCAAAAAAATGATTGATATTGGAGGTCCGACTGCCGCCGAGCAAGCAAAAGAAGTTCGCATGGGTCCGGCTCCAACTAAAATGACTTTGTTGGATGCAATTGCAAAAGGCGAATCTGCTAGTGCTGGTGGTTATGATGCAATGAATCAAGGAACAGTCGGTACTGCTGGCAAAGTTATAGGTTCTGGTAATTCAGAAAAAATTATTGGCAAAAAATTAACTGATATGACTATTGGTGAAATAATGGACAGAGCAGCCAAACCATCAGATAATGCACAAAAGAGAAAAGCTGACGGATTAATATTTGCTGCGGGAAAATATCAAATAGTTCCTAAAACTCTAAAAGGTTTAATAGATGCTGGAATTGCTAGCAGAGATGAAAAATTTAGTCCAGAAGTTCAAGATAGATTAGGAATGGAATTAATTAGACAAACTGGTGCTTTAAAAATGGCATCGGAAGGAAGGTATGATGATGCTCAAAACGCTTTAGCTAAAGTTTGGGCAGGAATTCCTTTAGCTACAGACACAATGAATAAAGAAACTGGCCGAATGATGAAAGCCGGACAATCTTTCTGGGCTGGTCCAGGAAATAAGTCTAGCGCCGCATCAGGAAAAGATGTTCGATCTTCTTTAATGGCTTTTACTAACCAAGTTGGAAGTACCTTAAGTGAAACTACAGCCGAAGCAGCAAGATTGAATATGCAAGCTGCAACACAATCACAATCAGCACCAATTGTCGTCAATCAACAGGCGGCTGCACCACAATCAAGAAGTGTAAACCAAGGTTCAACTGCTTCAGCATATAATATCGATATGTTACCTGAAATCTGGAAATTAAATATTCTAAGACCTGGTGGTATTGGTGCATAAAAAACCCCGCACTAGGCGGGGTCTAAACGTTCAATAAAGAGAGTTTATTCTTCAGCGAGAGACTTGAAATATTCCAAGTCATCATCTCCACCAATGTCAACTGGTGTTGAACGTGGTGCAAACTTAGCTGCGGGTGGTGAGAGGTCGATAGATTCAGCAGTAGTTGAAGGTGCAATGCCTTCAAAGCCCAATACTTTATCCAAACGAGTCTTCAATTGGTTGTATGGTTTAAACAACTTTGGTTCAGTAAATTCCTTGAGAGAATATTCTTTCTTCCAAATTGTTTCCAACTCAGCATCATCTTCAGACAAGGCAGACTTGCTAGCAAATTCTGATTTGTCATAATTACGATAACCTTCAACATTACGAATCTTCAACTTGAAGTTAGCACCTTCCCATAAATCAAATGGGTTGATAGGTGTTTCATCAGCGAATTCGGGATTCATCGCTTCATTAATCTTGTCGAAAATTTTCTTACCGAATTTGAACAAGCGAACCTGTCCTTCGTTTGACGGATTACTTGGATCAGAAACGATCAAAATATTTGTCATGTAAGTTAGTTTACGTTTTTGCTTACGTGCGATATCTTTGTTGGCTTCGATACCAGAATTCCAAAGTGTGTTATTGTGTTCGCACACAGGACACTTATCATTCAAAGTAGTCAAACAGTTATCAATGAACCAACCGCCAGGTCCCTGAAATCCGTGTGTGAATACTCTAACCCATGGCAAAGCATCATCACCATCGATAGCAGGACTTGGCAAGAAACGAATTACTGCCATGCCGTTGCCAGCTTTGTCAACTTCTGGTTGCCAGAATCTGGTATCATCTTTTGATCCGGCTTCTGCGGGAGTGCCGGTTGCTTCAATCGCTTTTGACAACTTGTCGAAATTGTCACGATTGCGCTTAAGATTTGCAAATGAACTCATATATATTTCCTTGTATAATTTGTATTACGTTGTATAGTTTTTTTGTCCACATTATCATAATATAGACTTATATAGGCGACCTGTCCAGAAGTTTATCCAACATCATTAAAGTATTACCTATATCTTTGTGATGTACACCGATACCACCAGCGGCGATAAACCCCTGTATAACATCATGTGTATCATCAATCAATACCGATTCTGGTGTGGCATATTCGGCTTTCGCTTTACGTCCAGAAACAATATTGGCTTTGAATGGAATGCCTTTATCACGCAACCATTCAATTTTTTGCTCAGCAACTTCTCGGTGATATTTTTGACCACCAGAAGATGAAAGAATCTCTACCTCGACTTCATTTTCATGTTGATATTGTGTAATGTACGTCAACAAGTCTCGACCACCTGTCCACCAGTCCAATGTTTTAAATTGTTCTGATTGCACAAAATGATCCCAATTCACATTAAAGTCTTTCCGATCCCGCATAGAACCAGGTAACTCATCATATAGTTCAAGGTACCGGCGATCAAAGTTACACAGAACGCCGTCCATATCGAGGTAGATTTTTTTTATCATATCATCTTCTTTAGAATAAGTTTATATTTTAACACATCTTGTGGCAGAAATGTGGCATACTTGAGCAATCTTAACCGAAATTCTGGCCACCGAATAGTATCGGCAATCCGTGCATTCCAGTTAGGTTCAAAACCAAGTATCTTATTGAGTATGCACAAAGTTTCAATTTGTGTAACCTTCTGCATAGTCTTACGTAATATCACAGGATAGTCACCGTCATTCACTTTGAACAAATCGTTTGGATTGTCGCATCCATCAAATAGTGTGTGACAATCATTTTCGAAAAAGTACGATAGTGATTGTAACACCTTTTGGTGAGTCTTGTAATTGATATCTGCTTCTTCAGTTAACAAATCACCAGCCCAAGTGTTAGGTTTCTCAACCAAGTTGGACACGAAAAATAATTCCATGTCTTCCTTGTTTGTATACTTCCTTGACAACTTGTGAAAGTGGTATTTGTCACGCCTATTCTCAAATGCATCAACTGAGATGTTACTCTTACCATTATATTTAAAGTAATCGTAAGATTCTCGGTTGAAGTGCAGTTTTAAAGAATTGAATAACGCAAATGTTTCATAACCAGTCATATGGGTAAACGAGATTTCTTCACTTTCAACATATTCAAATCGGAAGCCAACAATTCAATTTTCGATTTTAAATTCGAATTAATTAATGTTGCGGCGACTTCCGTTTCAAGACCCGTTTCTGCACAATACTCAACTATAGCTTCAAGATGATTGATGTTTCTTTCGGAGACGAATCTATCAATCTCCACAGAAAACGTCTTCATTTCTTCTTTAGTTGGCATTATTTCACAATCGTTTCGTACAACTGTTCAAATTGTTCGTGCGTAGCCACTTCTTCATCATAGTTTTGCTTATGATAAACTTTGACCAAACGTTGAACGACCTGTTTGGGTAATTTCAAATCATCTGAAACTTTTTTCACTGCTTCTTTAATGAAGTCTTTTTCTCCGTCCATTCGTGTCATAGAATTTGAACACTCTTGTACAGCATCCAACAATTTCTTGCGGTCTGCTTCATTAGAGATTTGATTAATGCTAAATTGTTTCACTGCCATAATATACTCCTAAATTATTTCTTTGTTGCTGCCATTGTGATGCAAACCGGATTAGCTCCAGTTTCATATGCACACTTAACAGACAATGGATCAACGCCTTTTGTAATAGCGGCTTCGATGTTTTTGGCCATGTTATTACGGTCGTTTAAATTATACATGAATCCTCCAACGATTGTGGTACACAATACGATTGTTATAGAAACACATATAGTGATAAGGTCTTTGTTCATATTAAATAACTCCTTTTGTTCGGTCAATTTTATCACCTTTGCTTTTGTAGAAAATATGCCTGCCAATTTTAGTCTCCTTTTGTAGTTTTGTCCAATTTGGATTAACATAATCTGCATGATAATATGTCGCACCATTTGTAACATCCTCCATCCGATCAAAATTGATGTACAGGTTAGTTGCTAACTCTCTAATGTCATTATACAACTTTGTACTCTTGATTGTCAACCGTTTTGAGGTAAATAAGGAATCACAATACCAAGAAAATTGGCAAGTGTTACCGGTCTTTTGGGTTACTACATCGCAAATATTACTAGCATAGTTGCCGGTCTGTACACGATTTATAGTGACAAACGCAACAGCCATTTGGCCAGTAACGGGTTCATGTGCCGACTCAAAATATATATTCTCAGCCAGACATGTCACGTGTTTTTGTGCCTCTTTTGATAGAGACTGATAGCTTGCCTTGATTGGCATAATGTTGTGTATATCAACATTGATTGAAGCTACCATTAAAATAATACTTGATAAAAATGCACTTAGAAGCACAATCTTACTTTGCATTTGGTTCCTTTCTGTGTGTGAGATAGGCCGAAGCCTATCTTTCCCTTACGACTTCTTAGTAACCTTGGTAGTAGGTTCAGAAATGTTAGAAACGAAACCATTTAAAGCATGTGCCTTAGTGATGATTTCTTGTTCTGATGGGAATGATGAATATTCTGGCTGATTAGGTAACTGTTGTCCTTGAGTGCGAGCATTCTCGGAAGCTACCTGCCAGTTATTATGTGCAACTTCCCGTTTAGACATATACTCCTGTTCGAGCATGTCTTTAGAAAGTTTTAGAAGTTCGAGACGGATCTCGAATGGTGTCATGTTACTCATATTTTTCTCCTTGTGTGATGAGTGTAGTGTAGTTGGTTATTCTGTTACGAGGAAACCAACTGAAACCCTAGTCAGCGTTTAGGCTGCCAATGCGAACTTTTCATCGTTTGCAGTTATTTTTGTTTTAGTGTTAACGTCAACTCTGACGAGTAGCCAATTTTTGTACTTGTTGCCTTGTCGAAACTAGTCAAGCCCATCATAAGAATTTTGGTTTAGATTATCTGGATGTCCGTGATCCCTTAGTCATCTTCATTATCGCACGGCGCAGACCTAAATTCTTATGGTGGACTTGGGGGGATTCGCACCCCCGTCCAAAACACTTTTCAAAAAATCAGTTTACTACCATTCATTCTGTTGTTGGTAATACAGTTTCTACTATTTCCATGATAACCAATTCAGGAATTTCAGGAATAGTGTGTTCAATACCCAATGTTTTGAGAATATCGATTTCCGGATTAATGAAAACATCATCAGCGGAAAGTTCAGTTACTTTTTCAGAAACAAATGCAATCAATTCTTGTCCTGTTAAACCATCGGGATTAGAAATGTTGGTATAATTCGTTGTTCTGTATTCCACTTTAATTGTAGAATCTTCATTTACTTTGATAAATTGAAAGTCGTTCATTTTATTTTATTGTTGATAATTTGTTATTGATAATTTTCTAATATAGCACCAATATATGGCCGATCACTCATGTATGGACCTTCATTGGCCCAAGTTGTCCATAGGTCTGTAGAACTAGTGTTCACAGTTAACTGTGCGCCCCCACCATTATACCAGTAAGAGTCTGCAGTCATAGTGTTTGTGCCAGTTACTTGGCCACTTGTATATGTGTGAACAGGTATTGGTAATGGATATGGACTATCTCTACCACGTTCACACACAAGTACGTGGATTTTGCCAGCACCAAGAGTTCTCGCATACGATCCTCCTGGAAAACTGTACGGATCAAAATTCAGATATCCTTGGCCATCCTGAAATCTCCATTTACCGGGAATCAAATATGAGTGATTCCACATACCAGTATTTGATGGGTTGCGTGAAGAAGTTATTGAATTACTTGTTACTGTTTTAATCTGTCCTTGATAAGTTTGTGTTATAGCCTGTAAACCAAATCCATTACCAACAAGTGTTGGTTGGTCACCATCACCAACATATTGGAAAGGACCATATTGTTGTAATAAACTACCAGGTGATGCATAAGCTGACATTGTTGGATAATTACCAATATTGCCAACTGAAATACTAACCATAGTGAAAAAGGAACTGGTTATTGGTAACCCACTGTTTGCATATGTCCACGTGTTGGTATAGGAACTATTATACCTACCATTAGGACGATTCTGAGTGAAGAAATCACCAGGATAATATTGCAGGCCTCCTTCATCACCGTATCTAACCAAGTTTGCACGATTGTCCCAGAAATAATTTGCCAAAGCAACAGCGTTAGGTTCAGCAGATGCACCATAGAAATTACTAATGGAAATTGGAAAACCGGGACCGGCCGAAGGAATAGAAACTGCTGAACCGTTTGGAAAACCAACTGTTCCCGAATTTACAAGTCCATACCCTGCGTAGTATTCACTCAAACTAATTGGATTAGAGCCGCCAAATTCTGCTTGAATTTCACTCAAAGATAATGAACCTTGATTGAATGATTTAATAGTCATTTTGTTGTATGTTTAAATGTGATGTACTATTTAGTCAAATCAATCCCATAGGGCTTGATAATACTTTCCAAATAATCTAAAACCATTCTTGTTTCGTTCTTCGTGTGCTCTGTATGCATCCCAATCGCATTTTCGGTCACCTAACTCTACCATTTTTTTGCAATTTTTACCACCGTATTCCGAGTCAGCATCTTGCCATTCAATTTTACTTGTACCAGTCCAATACTTCTCAGACCAATCCTCATTATTCTTGCATTCGAATGCTTGAATCATTTCCTCAAGTACCCAATCCCAACGTTTGAAATGATTGTCATCAATATCATAATCGTTTTCTTTTGCTGGTGCTTCGGTGCTGCGTAAACCAAGGCCTTCTGGTACATCTTCATCATCAACACAAGGAGCACCATGTTTTGTTTTATGTAACTGTTTCAACATTGGCAAAATAATCAATGCAAGGGTATGATCCATTGACCATGTATCGTACTTATCAATACGAATTTTCACTTTGCGTTTTTTATGACTTTCTACCCAAACGCAGACTTTTTGTAACCACGTATCTTTGCCATCTGGTCCAGCCAGCCACCCGCCAATTTCAAAACGTTTATCTTTTGATAACCAGAAAAATAGTTTATCTGCTATCTGATAAGGACCAATCCAATCTCTGTAAGGACCAATATATATTTTCATCTTTTATCCCAGTAATTTTGTATGTATGTATTTAAACTGTTAATATAATTCGATTTGTCTTTAATAAAAATTTGTGGTACTTCTTCTTCGGTTGCAATAGCTACCACAATCTTATTTATAGTTTTACCTGTAATTTCTTCAAACATTAGTGCATATGCGGTACATTGCATAAAGTAATTTTGAATCTTGTCTTCACTCTTTTCACGTGTAGAGGATTTGAAGTCAATAACTGATAGTTCATTATCCCACTCAGCAATTAAGTCCACACGACCTGCCATTCTTAGCTGGTGACTATATAACGCCTGTTCAAGACAATAGATATTATCCACAAACTCATCCAACTTCGGCCGCAATTGCTTAAACATCATTTTGTCTAATGGCATCATTGATGCTACTTTTTTAGGTGACAATTCACCCAATAAATAAGTTTCACATAAACTGTGCAATTTAGTACCACGATTTGAAGCACGTGTAGCAATCTTATTTGCTTCTTCCGCACCGACACGCTGGCGCCATTCCATAATGGCCTTCTTATTGTAATCTGCCAAAACAGTAGTCACCGATGGGTACATTTCACCACTCGGTGTATTGTATCTTCTGCCAGCATCTGTAGTAACAGCTTTTAAGTCAAAATCCAACTCAGGTAATTTTATAAATTTAAATGGCATCAAGCTTTTATTTTCTTTGTAATTTTATCAACGTGTTTCTTAACAATTTGTTCAGTTTGCACCTGTTTAATAGACTTCTTACCATATCTTTCACCAACGGTGCTAGTAGGATGCGCTTCTGCAACCTTAGATAATACTTCTTTGAAGCCATCAGGTGTTTTCTGGTCTAATGTTCCCCCAGAATGTGATACGATTGCCGGAGCAGTCATAACAGTTTGAAGATGTTTATTGTCATTCAAATAATCTTCACGAGCAGCAATGCTCATAAATGAATCAAATTGTTCACCAGTTTCGGTGTTTAAAAAGCTATACGTTGGCATACCACTCCGGAATATTTCGTTTTTTCCAAGACGCTAAATGTGCCTTGTTCTTTATATAGTAATTTTTATAGGATGCCAAAGAATCACCAGCAATTTTCACTTCGTCAGGCATTGCAGGTGTTGGTTCAGTAAAATTTGCAAACGCAGAAATGTTATTTGGTGGATACATCAATTCTTCTTCAAGGCCATCACGCTCAACTTTATGTATTTTGCCATACCGATAAGTATATTCTAAACATAACGCTGTCAATAATTTAGATAACCAAACATAATTGGAATACGACTGTCTCACCCAAATTGCTGATGGATGATTGATATGAGTAGCAGAATAAAGAGCAGATTCACGGCTATCAGGAAGTACATATGTAATACGTTTTCGACCAGTTTTACTGACGCCAACAGATTGAGTACCATCAAGCACACGATGAGCAGTAGAAAGTAGTTGAGCATATTCGAGAATCATTTTCACACAATGTTTATCATTATGCATCTCCGCACACTTTACAACATCATTATCGAGATAAAAAATATTCATATAAAGCTAAAGCAATTGCATAAAGAAAAGAACCATTGATTAAAACCACGGCACATACAAATGCCGTGGATTGAATGTCGTTACGCAAGTCTTCTATAAAATCAATCAGTCTGTTCGACAGTTTCATTTACTTCAACTTCTTCGGCAACAGGTTCAACAATGGTTGGCATTGGTGTAGCACCAGTCTGAGCAACCAGTTTGGCTGTAGAAGGTTTTTTAACCTTTTGACCAGGAACCCATGTTGACTCGGCAATACCAATTGTGGTCAAGTAAGCTTTAACTTCTTTGACATTAATCAACTGATAGCCAACAACTTGGCGGCCATCTTTAATCGCACGAACTGTGCCATTGGCAATTGTCTTAATGTGCCAAATGTATGTTGACAATCGGTACATATAGATTTCAGAACCAAGTTGGGCATCAATTTCATCTTTAGTCACAGGTTCGCCTGAGACCATCAATGTCAAAAGTTTTTCGAAAGGTTTTAGTTTTACAGTTTTGGACATAATATATTCCTTAGTTTCAATAGTTTAATTATACACTTTGAGGCGAATTTGTCAAGCGGCATCGCCATGTTTGCCGTTAAATTGTTGCCTTTGAGCAACAAAAATCTTTAAAGTCTTGCCATGTGCCAGAGAAAATCACTTCACCTGGATTTTGAACTACCACTTTATCCTCGAAAACGTGATACTCATATTCTTGGCAGCAATCGGTATCGGTAACAGCATGAATATAAAAACCACCAACGGTATGTTTAAAATAGGCAATCAATTGAGCTGCAAGGCAACCCATACCATTAAATTGTATTGTTTTTGTATCAGAGTAACCATTAACCATTTTACCTGAAATCAAAAAATCAGCCAATTCTTGGCCATGACCTTCCAGATAACCATCATATTGACGGTACATATTGATAATAGGTTTGTCACCATCGTAAACAAAAGTCAAACTACGTGTTCCCATTTTAATATTCCTCAATAGGGTTTGTTTCAATCATAATGTGACCAAACTGAATCACACCATCCCAATCTTTTGTACCACGGCCACCACAGGTGACAAATGGTGAATCAAAATCTTCAATACAACCAAGGTCTAGTAGATTATCATAATTATTTGCTTTGATATCACTAACCAAAATGCAACCAATTAATCCAGCATCCACCGAATATGAATCACCATCATAATCTTGGTAAGTGCCATCACCATAAGCGGTGCCGTATGTTGCAAACCGGCGGCCATCGCTTAGTTGGAACTCACCATCTATACATTTATTGCCGTCAATGGTGATACCACAAAATTCTTCCCATTCTTCATCGGTCATTACATAACATAAATCACCAACATAATATTTGCCAGCAGGCATTGTCATTTTAATATTCCTTAATAAGTATAAGCTGAAAAGTGTGTGGCGTCCTGTTTTAAACAAGTTGATTGCTTAGACGCAGCTGAACGATAACGGGCTGAAGGAGTATTAGCTCGAGGACCACGATATCTCACTTTGAAAAATTTATTTTGATTTGACATTTCACTTCTAAAAAGACCTAACAATTGAATTGGCACTCTGTGATAAAGAGCCGTTTTACCATTAATATTAAATTTATCAAACATCTTGTTTTCTTCAAAATTGATAATCATTAAGCAGCTTTCAACATAATAACTGGATATTTTACAAAACCGGTTGTATCTTTTTTGGCTTTACCTTTAGCATACAAACCGATAACTGAATCTTTCGGATCTAAAAAACGCAAATCAGAATCATCACCATTAAAAACGGAACGGAACTTATAAGTTTCTGGCATCGGCGAACCTTTTTTAATACCAAAAACAACAGCAACATTATAACCTTGTGTCATAGCTGATAATACATCATTATCATTACCATCAGCGGCAGAAAATGTCAGGTGATAATTAGGAATATTTTTTACTTTACGACCAAGTATTTTGGTATAATCATAAAATTGGATACGTTCAAACGCTTCAAAAATATTACGGTATAATTTACCATTACGGACAACCTCATACTTTTCCCAAGCAAGGTCGCTAGTACCATTTAAACGAATAACTGGAACTAAATCTTTATTGGCACTTTGCTTAATAGCCAATTCAATATCTTTAACTAACCAATTCATAAAATACATGCGCTCTTCGAAAAACATTTGTGTTTTGCGGATACGTGCTTTTTGAATAACGTTGGTAGTTTCGCCTTTTTTGAACATACCGCCACGGCCAGCTGTATTCAAACAAGCAGCTGTGCAACCAGCGGTACGCTTAGCACACGTTTCATAACCTGACAAATCAGCTGGTGCCAAATGCAAAATATAGGTATTGTAACCTTCAGCCAATCCTTTAAGGATTTTGGGGTTACCAGTAGAAAGCAGTTTCATAACAATGTGTCCTTTATCAACTCAACAGAATCCATTATACAGGTTTCGGTACAATTGTCAAGCGGTTTTTGACTATGTTGCACAAATACAACACTAGTACTTAAGTATTAATATCACCAGGAGTACTAATCCCATGATTCCGAACGTTACGGAACGACCCACCAGAGCGCCTAGGAACGCACCCAAGGCGAATATTGAAACGGTTGATAGATATATCTCCATATTATCTCCGCATATTGGCTTGGTCGATTGCTTCTTCGGCCGAGAAAATCGGAACAGCATTACTTTTATGCAAGGTGCCAATACCTTTCATGGCCGAGCCAGTATATACTTTACCAACGACTGGTTTTGTTGCCATACCCCCACCAGTACTTAGACTAGGATAACGGACAGTTTCCCGACCAGCAGGCGGTTTTAACTCAGGTAGTACATTTGTATTCAAATTTGTTTTGAGTACTTTAGTATTACCTGATGGTGGCGGCATAGAATTGATTTTATCCAACCATGCCTGATATTCAGCCAGTTTTTTGGCTGTTGGTTTTTTACGTTTTGAACGATTGTGTACAAATAACATCATAATGCTATTATAACACTACCGATATTATTAAGCAAGCCTACTGTTGTTTTTACGCAACTATTTCGTCACTGTTAAATTTGAAACACATTAAGATTTCTTCCATAATACAATTGCTGATTTCGTGAACAACTCTATATTCATCCATCTCATTATGTTCGTGACAACGTTTTAGTCCTTCAAGAGCACCACGTTCAATACAAATTTGCATCACAGCACATTCATCAATCTTCACGTTCAAATCCTTCTTCTGTAAAGAAGGTTTCTATTTTCTTTTGATTGTCCCACTTTGCACAATAATAATTATCAACATCACATAGTTTCAAAGCATCTTCTTCTGAAATAACACGATGTGACACAATTTGTTGGCCAATAAACTCTTGTGAGAATTCTTTGGCAGCATCCATTGTAACTGTATCAAGTGCATATTCTGGATGTTCAGCAGGTACTTCAACCATGTACCGCATACGAAATGTGTGTACAGCTTCAACCATCACCCAAGACTTTTCTTCTTTTTTCTTTAATGACCAACTGCCATCACCACGGTCAGCCCATTCCAATTCATCACCAATTTTAAAACCAGTTTCTGCCAAAATTTCATCATTCAATTCGATGAAATAATCGTCAGTGCCAGTTGTTCTATTCACTTCAAGTATCCATGATTTATTTGACATATTAACCTTTTAATAAAATTTGTTGGTTCTGTTCTTCTTTCAAGTCTTCTTCAAACTCAGATAACTTAACACGTTCTAATTTGCTTTTGATTTCTTTTAATTGTTGCAAAGAATTGGTATTATCTTTCAATCTTATTTCAAGATTATCAATTTCTCTTTGTATGTCTGTTTTCAAGCTCATATTCTTCTTCCTGTTTTAAAAGACGATAGGTACTCTTATCGTGGTGTTTATGTTTATTACTATACTTCTCAGATTCTGCATTTTTTCTAAACTTCGTTTTTTGAATTTTCTGAGGTTTATTTCCAGCGACCAACATTTGCATCATGCTCCGAAAATACGATCCGCCACGTTAAGTTCAACCAATTCTTGTGGCTGCAACCAAATGTCTGTAGCAGGCAACAACTTCTTTTTAACTTCTCGTTCTGTAAGTTGTGTGTTTTCAACCAACAAATTTAACATGCGTTGGTTTGTGTAATCAGCTTCAATCATCTCAGACTTGATATCGTGGAATTTACCTTGAATTTCATCGGAATATTGGTGACACATGCAAGACGTATTCTTAGCAATGTATCTATGACCTGGTTCACCTGAAGAAAAGATAAGGAATGCGGCACTCATAACAGAGCCAATTCCAATAGTTCTAATTGGCAAAGCTGAATGCTTCATCAAATCAATTAAAGCAAATGCATCAGTCAAATTGCCACCTACTGAATTAACATATAGTGTCAACATTCTGTCTTCGTTTTGGTCTAAATTTTCATATACAATCCACTGCATAGCACGATTGATATTTTCTTCGTTAATTTCACCCGTTAAAAAATGAATGCTGTTATCCAACAAACGTTGGTTAACTATGTCAAACCAACCTGCGCCATCCATGTTATCATCAATTAAACTCTGTTTCATTAAATTAGATGCTCTCATTTTTATGCCATTCACTTGCTGTTGTAATAATACTCATTATATCATGTTTAGGTCGGTAATGCAAGACTTTTTCGGCAAGACTAATATCGGCAACCAAAACGGGTGGATCACCTTGTCGTCTAGGCAATATATCATAGTCAACATATTCACCGGTAATTTCGGAAACTAATTTTATCATTTCTAATACCGAAACGCCTTGGCCTGTACCCAAATTTAAAGTTGTAGATTTCTTACCTGATTGTAAATAATTGAAAGCATCAAAATGTGCTTCAGCAACATCACAAACGTGTACATAGTCACGGACGCACGTACCATCTGGTGTTTCATAATTATCACCATATATTTCAACGCTATTTAGATTTTGTAAGATGTTTGGAATTAGATGTGTCTCGGGATCATGCGACTCACCCATTTCTCCATCCAAATCAGCGCCGGCAAGATTAAAATACCGAAATATTACGTGATTAATATTTGAGTAACGAATGGCAGTCTCAGCCATGTATTTTGAAATACCATATGGATGATTCTCTGCAATTTTACCATTCTCTTTAATTGGTCTATTACTTGGTGCATAGACGCCTGCAGTAGAAGAATATATAATATTTTTCACTCTGAACATTGTCATCACATTCAACAGGTTGCAAGTGCCTGCTGTATTAACATCCATAAATTCATTTGGATATTCCCACGATTGAGAGACTTCGATTCTTCCCGCTAGGTGAAATACTGTATCAATTTTAACACGTGAGAATAAATCCAACAAAGAACTTTTTCGGCGAATATCACCTTCATAGAATATGTCCATGTAACGGTGTTTTGGTGGTTTACAATCATAACCAATGACATTGAAGCCTTCACGCTTCAATTTTTTACACAGGTGAGAACCGAGATAACCCGATGCACCTGTAACTAATACTGTACTCATATTAACTAAAAATTAATGATATATTCGGACCAAGTTCTTCTTTGATAACATTTTGTTTCCACGGAAAACCTGTTGGGTATTTCTCAGCAGACACAGCATTACCTTTGTCAAAAAACTCCTGCGTTACTGAATTTGGATTTCCATCCAATCTATAACACATGGTGTAATCATTCGAACAATCAAATTTTGGAAAATGATTCTTCAGCGCACTAAAAAACTGTCTATCGGCACCCCATTGGCCGTACCAAGCATGCCCAATCCTAACAGCAATGTCACGCCTAATAGCAAAGCTTGAGGTATCAATGTGGAATACTTCACCATTGAAATATACAGGCCATTTACCAAGCGACTCACAGTCATCATTGCACAAAAAATTGCCGTCTTTATCATAAATTTTCCTTAACGAATATGCCCAATCATTACCTTGTTTGATTTTATCAACAAGTTTTTCCACGTGATTTGGTTCGTACCAATTGTCTTCGTCTAGATAACAAATTACATCGGCATTAACCAAAAAAGAACAAGCTGAATAGACACGGTGTCCATACCAACCCTTACCAACATTTTCCTCAAGCACAATCTTTTTTACTTTGGTTGCACCTTCGATTTTGTCAATAACACTTAACTCACTCTGTTCACCATCAATAAAAACATAATGTGTTAAATCACTGTATGTTTGTTTATCAACGGAATCAACACACCTTACTAGATGTTCACTTCCGATTGTCGGTGTTACTATTGCTACTTTCATTATATAATCCTAGTCTGTCAGATTCAGCTTCGAGCTGATTCATCAATTTCTTTTTTAATTCTTCCTCTTTTTGCAAATCTCTAGCAAAGATTGCGTCCCATCTATTGTTGTATTCATCTTGTGCTACACTAAATGGTCTTGGTTTACTTCCTTTTCCACCGTCACTCATTTTTTCCTCTCTATGTCATCTTCTTCACAATATGTTCCGTATTGTATCTCAACAATCTTACATTCACTGGCATAAGGATTAGTTAATTTATGCCATTCTTCGATACCAATATCGATGGTTTGATTTAGGCCAAGAATTTGACCTGGCAATTTATAACCACTGGCCATTTGACTTTCAACCAGACACTGGCCTTTTGTAACGTGCCAATGTTCTTTTCGGAATCTATGTCGTTGCATACTCAATGATTTACCTGGTTCAACAACCAGTTCTTTTACTTTTGTATTAGCAGCTTCATATATTACACGATAATAACCCCAAGGCCGTTCAACCTTTGGTGCTTTCCATTCTTCTAGAATCCAACTACTCGAATTCTTTTTATCTTCACCACCAACACCAAACTTAAAAACAATATTATTGTCTTTAACATCCATCTCTGGAATATTATCAGCAGTTCTATCGCCACCATTTGCAAAGATAATCTCATCCATCGGAAACATTTTCCTAACTTGAATGATTGCATCTTTGGCAGTACCATCATCATCATTAAATTTAATAACACGATGTACTTGATATAAATTTTCAATAATCTCTGACCTCTCAGAGAAAGGCATAAATGCTCGACCCTTCTTGCGTTCGAGCCATGCATCACTATTCACACCAATAACCAAGAGACTACCGAGTGAACGTGCTGCTTTGATGTAGGCGATATGCCCCGAATGTAGTGGATCAAATCCACCCGTTATCAATACAATTTTCATTTTACAATGCTAAATGTGGGTATGCTTCTTTTAATATTTTTACATCCAAAGATTTAACTTTGAATTTGCCAGAAATAATGTCGGCTAACAATTTTGCTTCTTCAACAAACAATGATTCTAACATGATTGCTAAAATTTGTTGTTGTTTTTTTACTGTAATGCCAGCAGCTCTTTTTGGATGACCAGCAATAAGATTATACAACCGATTAACTTCGGAATGTAGGTACATGTGGTTTAGACCCGCAGGTTCTTTTGACGGACGATACTCAGGTACCGTTGCATCAAATACAATATCAGGACTAAACGCATAAAACATTAACAGTTGAAAAGACTTATCGCCGTGTTTACGTAACGCAGCGATTTTATCATCTTTTGTTTTTGCTTGTTCAAATTCGTGCAATATTTCATGCATCATTAGGTTAAAATTCATCAATCACTTCCAGTAAATTTTTTAAACGATTGGTAATCATATAGTTCATAAAAACTTGACGACTGTGGCCTTTCGTGTTTTCATAGGTATCTAGGATACTTCGTTTCAAGGTTTCAGGTATTAAGTTCAAGTCTATCAACATTTCGTTACGTTTGAAATTACGCAACATTTCATCATTACAAAATTCTTCTGGTGACTGATTCATCCAATTAATAATCTTAGTTTCAGTGATTGGTTTCTGGCGACCACCAGTTACAAAAACATCATCATTGGTCAAAATATTAGGAATGCCATCACTCTTATCACCACGAATAATCAATTGTTTAAGTTGAGCACCTGGTAATGGTTCTTTAATATACTTCTTAAGAATAGGTGAATATTGTTCAACATTAGGAAACTTTTGCAATTGAGCAAAGTCTTTATCTGACGACAAAATCATCACTTTTTCTGTTGCCGAATATTTCATTGCCAATACAGCAATAACATCATCGGCTTCAGCAGTTTCAACATCAATTACTTTATATGGAGAGTATTGTTTCAACTCATCACGAATTTTATTCAAGCAATCAAAGATGGTGTTCCAATCGTGACCAGAAGACTCACGTGCCTTCTTACGACTGGCTTTATAGTGTTCAAAGATACCTCGGCGCCAGTAGTGTCTATTATCGCAAGCAATAATTACTTCAGGTCCGTGTGTGTTCTTAAACTTCTTCACATAGGTACGAATTGAATTCAGAATCATGTGACGAACTAACGTTTCCTCAACTTTAGTTTTTGAGGATCCGATTTGTTCCATCAGATTCGAAATAGCAACTTGGTTAAAATCAAAAATTATCATAGTATAGTAAGTATAACACAGTTCCTGGTTTATTTCGGCAATTATTCATCATCACGTTGTTTTATTGCAAAAATCAAATCGGTAACAAGTTTGTGGTCTAATTCAGTGGCGCCATTATCTTCAAATGGAATAACTTCAATATCATCGGTACTTTCATCATACCAAACGTAAATGCAGACTTCTTCCTTTGGCCGATGAATTAATGCCCATGGTGTTTGTTCGTGTGGAGGAAATTCATTATCCAAAGAATCTTTATGAACAAATACGGCAAATGACATTACAGTAGTGTCAGCACCTTCTTCATAAACGTATTCATTATTCTCATCATAAGTTTCTAAATCGGCATATCCATCAAATATAATTTTTACACCGAATGGTGCATCACCAGAATCATCACCTGGACGTAAACGACCTTCGTCCATTGTACAGATAAACTCTCTGACCCAACCTTCAATAATTTCTGAGTAATTACGGTCATCATTCAAATATATTGTCATTTCACTTTCCTCGCTCTAGGTTTACGATTTTTCAAACTTGCGGTTTTAATTTTTGTAGCATCATCAATTACAGAATTAATGTAACCAATAATCTTCTTCAATTGCATACGTTTAAAATTGGAGTATCCTTCTTTGAATTGTTTATCATCGGAATCCAACACTTCCTCATAATGCAGTTTTTTGATTTGATAAATTTTAATAATTTTGTTAGCGTGTACACCTTTAATTTCGTAGGTGTGCATTACGCCATAAGCAGAACCCATATCTTTAAATTCGGACATAATGTAATCATCTAATTGTCCTTCAAGTTCACCAATACAATCATGTACCTTCTCATTAATTCGGTCCTGAATATTTGGTGCAGTTGATTCTACGACCTCTTCAACAACAGCTGGTTTTTCTTTCTTCAGTTCCGATTTAATGCGATCAATCTCTCCGTTAAACCACTCAACATCTTTGGGTGATAACTGTCCACCATTCGTGACGATTCTACAAATGAATCCAAACGTACTAGGTTCTTTTTTTAATGTGGACTCAGCACTTAGCTTCAACTTCTTTTTAAAATAGTCGGTGGCGTATTTTAGTGCGGCCTTCTTGTCTCGATTTTGTGTGTACCAGTTTAAGGTTTGAGATAACTCTACTTTGGTTAGCTCTTTAGTAAATTTTGGTTCACCATAATTTGGATCACGGAATCTGTTATTAGTCATTTACAACTTCATCAAATGTTTTAGTTAAAGCGTGCCGCATAACAAAAATACCATCATCAGTTTCGGGATATTTTTTAGATACGTCAACAGCTGCACGTACAGCATCCGAATATTCAGTATAAGTTTTTTTATCTCCGAAAACTTCGTTGATAACTTTTTTATTTAACTCGTAATTCATTGACGAATCATCATAAGAGCCAATCATGTCTTCATATCGCTTACTGTAAGCAACTCGAAAACCATCTTTCAACTTCAAAATGTAAATTCCACTCATATTATTATCTTTATGTTAGCACTCTATTATATAGAGCACTTTTTTCTAATTAAATCATTATTGCCTAAAATTTCAAGTGTTGTATTACCCATTTTGCTTCGGGTATTGATTTACATTTTTCTTTATTTACTGTAATATTTCTATTCGTCACAATTTTAACAGAAATATTTGGAACGTCAAGCTTTACCCAAGACGGATCTCTCGTTTTAATTACTCTTTCGCCGGTACAAAAAAACATTGTGTCTTTTAATTCATCGGATGCTAATTTTCTCAAAAAGTGTACGTTAACCATTTTTTTCACTCAAATACATAACTGTTAAAAATGCCTCAAGGTTGTAAGCTTCTACTTCCCAAGGCTGCTCAAAATAATCTACTTCATTACAATCAATTTTTTGTCCCAACCAGCTGGACATTTGTTCGTTTAGTTCGCCGTAAACATATTGCTTTACGTGTACCATTTCGTGCGCTACGGCATTTAGAATTTCCAATTTTGATTGATTTTTATTAATCTCAATCGTAAAGGAACGTGGTTTATTCTGGTTGTTGTACTCGTCAATAATGCATAAACCACTTGGTGCATTACCGGAAACTATTTTTACATCAATATTCACAAAATTGAGCATTTGTGAGCTCAACAAAATCTCCGCAAAGTAATTTTTAGCGGAAACAAGCTCGGATTTTGACAATATTTTGCTCATATAATGTACTATTGTAACACAAAGTCAAAATATTGTCAATCCTAGCGTTGTTTTTATGCAACACCAATGTGAAATTGCACATTTTTAACGGAATCTAAGCGAAAACTGCGCCAGCCTTGATTTTCAATGTCAAAAACAGGAAGCACTTCATCACTTTTTTTACGTTCCGTGTTTTTTGGTGAAAAATCAGCAGGAATTTTATTCTCATTCAACGTGCAACGCATTTGTCGCTCAGTTCCGTCAGCTTTAGTGAAAAGAACATCAACGTATTCTTCAGATTTCAGCACTCCGATGAGCCACTCTTTGCCTTCTGGTGTTGTAAATGCAGGTTTTTCAGTATTCATAATATAATCTCCGTTTAATTAATATAATTCAGTTATTTTTTGTTCTGTGTCTCTAATGTACTTGTCAATCCATTCTTTAGACTTCTCAGTTTTCTTTAAAAACACACCATACAAATTGCTACCAATCAGACCTTTGACATATTCAATAGGATCTAAAAAGATTGCTTCAAAATTGGAATCAAATTTAGGTTTACCTTCATCATCTTCCTTAAAAAACACCACATGAAACCAGTAGCCATTATTTG